CTCGGTCGTAGAAAGGGTCCTTGTTGCTCCATTCAATCTCTAGTGCGATGCGGTTCTTGAAGCAATCAACCAAGTGAGTTGGCGAAGCGAGTTCAGCCTCGTCTACTACGATCTTCGTATCAAATGATTTTTCGAGCCAGCCAGCACTCGCAAATTCCCGATTGAAGAACTGGGAGACGGGGGAAACATTTCCTCCCGGAATTCCCACGCAACTTTTCTTGAGTTTGAACTTTCGGAGAATAGAAATGATTTCGTCGTACTCAACGGGGAAGTCCCCTTTGAGCACAGCGAGCGCGTGCTTCCATTCGCGAACTTCATAAGTACTGCTGATATCGTCAGGAAGTAAATCCAGTCCCATGGGTCACTTGATTTCTTGGCTACGCCGTTACTCGGGCTGATGAATTCCCTAAAAAAGCGAGATTTCATTACGAACCAGCGATCTCGGAAGGAAATAATCAGTCGAGCACCGGCATTGGCTGGATTTTACCGTTACACAGGAGCGTTGACTATGACTGGACTGACTTTCGAGGAGTACGTTGAACTGAAGCTGATGCCGCCCAAGCATGTGGATCGGGCGTTTGTAATGGCAGCCGAGCACATGCGGGATGAAGCGTTTCCGATGTCGCTCGCCAAGGCCGCTTGGTATGTTCGGACGCGTGGCTACGACTGCCGCCCGCAAAGCCTCGAACTGCTTGGTCAAACAGCAAACGATTGCTCCGGTGGATGTCGACGCCTGAACGCGAGCCGATTTCGATGCCGTCTGCGACTACTTAAAGCAGCACGGCCTTTATGTAACCTACGCCGAAGCGTAGCGCGTTCTTGGCGGCAGCTAGGCATCTTTCCTCCGAGCGCTAAAGGACGCCGCAGAACGCGAAACTGGGAAGTACGGCATCCAGGTACGGGCATACGACCAACTCTCCGTGATGCATCGTGTTCCGCCTCGCGACGATCGGGATGCCGTTATCATCTTCACTCTTTGCGATGACATCCGTGCGCAGCTCAAGCGTGGTGAATAGGTCGAATGGCAGTTGCCCAAGCGATTAAAAACTGGCGGTGTCGCGAGACGATTTGGCCCAAAACTGGACAAACGGACGTATGGTTCATTACCATATGGACTAACCACGACAGGGCGATACCATTTGTTGTCGCCACGAGGACTTCAATTTGACGAGAGAATAGCCCATGGGACACATGCGTCTCGGACGACTACCTGACACGACTCGCTGGCGGCGCGTGGTTGGCTTCTTGACGCCGCCGCGTGGAATCGATGTGGGAAAGAATACGTACCACAGTCTTCGACTACGACGTTGCCATCACAGAATACTGGAATTATGCAGGTTGTAAGCTCAAGAAAGGTGAGAACTAGTATGCTAGTCGTGACAAGTGAAAAAGGCCACTCTTTAGTCATTGGCCGTACTGTCCGAGTGACGATCTTAGACATACGCGGCGAAAAAGTGCGATTGGGTTTTGTTCGCCCCGTCGACATGCCAATTGTTCGTTCGACACGCAATGATATCACTCCAAGGAAGTCGCGGCCATTCTCTTCATTTCAGGGGAATGTTAGTGAACGACAACTTGTGTTGACGTTGGAACGCGGAGTTAAGATCTGCCTTGGGGATGATGTCGTTCTCTCGCTTGTCCAGGTGCGAGGCGAACACGCTCGACTTGGTGTCAGCTGTCCGCTGACAGTCGAGATCACAAGAGGCGAGGTGAACGAAGCTATCGAGAGACTGACCGAGCGGGGCCAATTGTCCACGAGTGAGGAAGACCCGAGGCGTTCCGATCGCTATGAGTCAATGATGCGACATCATGGTTCCGGTTTGCCCAAGCCTCCAGTCGAACTTCGTGTGCTAATTGATCATGATCGATACACGACAGCAGAGGCTGCAGAGTTACTTACACTCGTCTCAGAACTCTACTATTTAGAAACCGGTGATCGATTAACGATCAACAAGGAATTCAACCATCCAACTTTGCTGAGCGAAATGCCCGGTACGTCTAAGGAGTGCGCCGATGACGTCCCGTAGCGAGAGCGAGTCCCATTTAGCGAATCACAGATCACTCGGATCGTACCGGCTCGCCGGTGAGGACGCCTCCAAATGGACGGAAGAAACTCGCGAAAACCTGGTCGACAATCTTGAACGCGTTTGTTCAGAGCCCTCGTGTCTCTTGCCAGCGAGTGGGGAAAACGCACAGCGATTCAGAGCTACCATTAATGAAGTGTTGCTCGGCGAGAGTGACCCGACACATACGGAGACAAGCGAGAGGTTTTTGCAGGAGCAGTATCTGCGCAAACAGATTGTGTATCAGGAGGTCAAGATTCAAGAAGCTGAATTGAACTGTCTGAAACAGAAGCTCGACATTTATGAACAACTGAATAGGTTAACTTCCGGAAAATCTGACGTTCGCATGGTCTTGCATGGTGCTGAGCCAACGCTGTTATTTGCTGGATTACCACCGCTACAATTGGGCCCAACGTTTCGAAACAACGAGTATCGAGCAATATCGAATAACCAATCGATACTTCTAATCAGCATGCTCGAGTTGGGAGCTAAAGATCCCGATAATCTCAAGTCCTTGGAGGAGATTGTTGTACGGGGTTTTGGAACGCATGCCAGCCCCAATAATTATAAAAAGGATCAGTCCGGACTCAAGAAAATCGGCCTAATAGATACTAGGCCAGGCCGTAGTGGCGGGAACTGGCTGACGGAACAGGGTATCAAGCGGGCGACAAAACTGAAATTGGAATCTGAAGAGATATCCCCCATTTTGGACACCTTATCCCCACCGAAAAAATAATTTAGGTGGATCACACTTCTCCTAACGACGCAACAACGAGTGGCGTCGCTTACTCACACAAGGAGAAGTCTTATGTTCAGAACTGCAGCCGCGCCAGACGGAGGGCGCCATAATCCCCGTCATTTCTCGAAGCAGCATCTCCCTCCGGCCCGCACGCAGCTGCTCGAGCTCTTCCAGCAGATCAACTTCGGCCGCATCGAAGGCCTCTCGGTCGCGGGTGGCCAGCCCATCCTCGATCCGGCACCGGTCATCGTCCGCGAACACAAGTTCGGCGGCGAAAACGGTTCGCGCGCTGAACTCGCCATCGCGGACTTCTTGCTCAAGCAACAGGTCGTCGAGCTGTTCGCCTTCTTCGACGAGTTCCAGAACGGCGTGATTGACACACTTGAGATCAAGCATGGTCTGCCGTTCCGGATGATCGTTCGAGAGACGGCGCCGTCGCTAGGATAGGCACTGTCTCTAACGTCTAATTCCCTTTCACTCGACATTTAGCCGGCCGCAAAGCGGAGGCGATTGTGAGCGACGCCAGATTGGCTCGTATTGCATCGCCTCCGCTCTTCTTTTGGCCTGCACAGCCCCAGCGCCGCTCACCGGGCATCCGCTCCTCGCGCCGAGGAGTTTTTCCACATGACACAAGCGTCTTTTCAGCCCCATGACGATCGTTTCGTCCGAGGACTTATCCGCCGCAAGGCCCAGCAGGTCGCGGCACGCGCCCAATTGTCTCCGGACGAGCGGAGCGACATCGAACACGACCTGCTGCTCCGCGTGCTGCAGGCGTGGCACACATTCGACCCGGAGAAGGGTCATCCATACAAGTACGCCACTACGGTCGTGGAGCGGCACGTTGCCAACCTCCTGCGGTACCTCGAGTCGGTCAAGCGCGCCGGTTGCCGTAAATGCTCGCTACACGTTTTGGTGTATTCGCACGAAGAGCCGCCGACGGAACTGGCGAATCTGATCAGCGCGGATGAACATGCGGAGCGTCTGGGCCGACCGCGACGCAGCCAGCAGGAGCAGGCGGAACTCGCGATGGATATCGAGACCGCCATCCTGAACCTACCCAAGTCGCTGGTCGAGCTGGCTCGGCGCCTGCAGAGCCAGACCATCTCGGAAGTCTCCCGCGAGACGGGTATCCCGCGCACCACGCTCAACGCGCAGCGCGACAGGATCCGGAAGCGCTTCGAAGATCTCGGCCTGCGGGATTATTTGTAATTTCCGTCGTCACTTCGTGTTCGCACCGGGTAGGTCAGCAGATAGAGGCCTGGGACGCTCACGAAGGAACACCCGCATGATCCAAGACATCTACCGATTTGAGTTTTTCGAGGACGTGTCGCTGACCGACATCGAGGAAACGCTGCTCCTGGCCATCGTGGCCACGGAAAGCTTGCATGGCGAGTCCCAGGCCCGCCTCGATGTCGGTCATTACTTCGATCCGACCGTGCGTGCCTGTGTCATCGACGCGGGCACCGCGGCGGGACGGGACCTCAACCGGCTCTTTGTCGGCTTCTTGCGACGCGAGTATGGCGACGACTCGTTTCGCGTCCAGCGCACCACACCCCAGGAAACCACACAAGCATGACCTTCACAACCACCATCCAGCGCGGTCGGCAGCGAAAACCGCCGCGCATCACCATTTACGGCCCCGAGGGCATTGGCAAAAGCACGTTCGGCTCTCAAGCACCAAGCCCGATTTTCATTCAGACCGAAGACGGGCTGGACGAAATTGACTGCGACCGGTTTCCGTTGGCGACGTGTTTCTCGGACGTGAAAAACTACGCCCAGGAATTGCTCGTGCAGCCGCACGATTACCAGACCGTGGCGGTGGACTCGCTCGATTGGCTGGAGCGACTGATTTGGGACGAAGTGTGTGCGGAGTACAACGCCACGTCCATCGAGAAGGTGGACGGCGGTTACGCCAAGGGCTACACGCACGCGCTAACGCAGTGGCGCCAGTTCATCCATCTGCTCGACCGGCTGCGGAACGAACGCCACATGGCGGTCTTGCTCGTGGCACACGCCAAAGTCGAGAAGTTTGAAGATCCCGAGGCCGCGGCCTACGACCGCTACGCGCCGCGGCTACACAAACACGCGGCGGCGCTCATTTGCGAATGGTGCGACGCTGTGCTCTTTGCCACGCGCAGGTTTCGCACGCAATCGGAAGACGCTGGTTTCAATCGGAAACGCACGATCGCCCACGCGCTCGGTCGCGACGGCGGCGAACGCATCCTGCGCTGCGTGGGCGGACCGGCCTGCGTGGCGAAGAACCGTTACGGCATCACGGCCGAATTGCCGCTCACGTGGGCGGCGTTTATCGATGCCATTTCCAACTCTCCAGAAAGGACTGAGAACCATGGCTAATTTACGAGGATTCGATGCTGCATCCGTAGAGCCCAGCGAGGGCTTTGAACCGCTGCCTGCAGGGAAATACAACGCGGTCATCACGGATTCGGAGACGCGCGAAAACAAGGCGGGCACCGGCTCGTACCTGCGACTGACGTTTCAGATTATGGACGATCCGTATCAGGGCCGCCTGCTGTGGGAGAATCTGAATCTCGAGCATCCCAACGCCCAAGCCGTGCAGATCGCACAAGGCAAACTGTCCGCCATCTGCCGTGCGGTGGGCGTGCTTCAGCCGCAGGATTCGCAGGAACTCCACGATCTGCCACTGGTCGTGAAAGTGCGTTGCAAGAAGCGTGCGGACACCGGTGAAATCACCAACGAACTGCAAGGGTTCGTCCGCAAGGAAGTGGCTCTGCTCAACGGCTCGTCCGGGAGTGCCCAGCAGGCGCCCTGGCGACGCTGAACCGTCTGGAGTTGGAGCCCCGTGCCTGCCAGCTGCCCCTGGCAGGTTGAAGAACGGATGTGCTTCAGTCGTGGAGGCGAGTGCTTGTGCTCGCCTTCCACGACGCGGGGCATCTTCCCCTCACGCTTAGCAGTACCTTGCCATGCTCACATTACGCCCTTATCAGGAAGACGCGGTCGAATCCGTGTACCAGCACCTGCGGACGCGTGACGACAATCCGTGCGTGGTCATCCCGACCGGTGCCGGGAAAACCCCGGTCATCGCCACCATCTGTCGCGATGCCACGCAGCGCTGGGATGGACGCGTGCTCGTACTCTCGCACGTCAAGGAACTCGTGCAGCAATCCTACGACAAACTGCATGCGATCGATCCGACGTTGAAAGTCGGGATCAACTCCGCCAGCCTGCGTCGTCGCGATACCCGGCACAACATCATCGTGGCGAGCATTCGATCTGGTGCTTGCCGATGAATGCCACCTCATCCCGCCCGAAGGAGACGGGACGTACCGCCAGTTCCTGCGCGAGGCCCTCGTCGTCAATCCACAGCTGCGCGTGGTGGGCTTTACCGCGACGCCGTTCCGTTTGAGCTCGGGACTCATCTGCAGTCCGGACCACTTTCTGAATCACATCTGTTACGAAGTCGGCGTGCGGGAGCTGATCCGTGACAATTATCTGTGTCCGCTGGTCTCCAAAGCGGGTGCCGCGACGACCGACATCAGTTCCATCCCGGTGCGTCAGGGCGAGTTTGTGGCGGCGGAGCTGGAAGATGCCGTGGATACGGATGACCTCGTCGCTCAGGCGTGCCAGGAGATCGTGTCGCTGACTCAAGAAAGACGGAGCGTGTTGATCTTCGCTACGGGCGTAAGGCATGCACAGCACGTGCAGCGCGAGCTGGAGCAGCGTCACGGCGTGGAGTGTGGTTTCGTGTGCGGCGCGACACCCATGCACGAACGCGACGCCACCATCGAGCGCTTTCGCGCCGGCCAGCTGAAATACCTCGTCAACGTCAATGTCCTTTCCATTGGATTTGACGCGACGAATGTTGATTGTGTCGTGCTGCTGCGGCCGACGATGTCGCCGGGGCTCTATGTCCAGACGGTGGGTCGTGGTTTTCGTCTGCATCCCGGCAAGAAGGACTGTCTCGTCCTGGACTTTGGCGGCAACGTGCTGCGGCACGGCCCGGTGGATCAGATCCGTGCGACAACGCGGCGTACGGGCGGCACGCAGCCCGCGCCCGCCAAACAGTGCCCGGAATGCAGCGCGCTGATCGCGACAGGCTACGCCACGTGTCCGCAATGCGCGTTCGTCTTCCCGCCGCCGCACCGGCGCCAGCACGCACCCCGTGCTTCGGAAGCAGGGATCCTTTCGGGACAGGTGACCGACACGGAATACGTGGTGCGCGACGTGATGTACGCCGTGCATCAGAAGCGCGGTGCGGATGACGACGCCCCGCGCACTTTGCGCGTCTCGTACCGCCTGGGGCTGGGCGACTGGCAGCACGAATACATCTGCGTCGAACATTCCGGGCCAGCGCGCCGGCGCGCGATTCAGTGGTGGCGCCAACGTTCGCCCGACCCGGTGCCCCAGTCCGCTGACGAAGCCGTGGCCATCGCCGATGGCGGCGGACTGGCGCCTACCGAGCGCATTACCGTACGGAGCGTGGCCGGCGAGAAATACGACTCCATCGTCCATTACGCGCTGGGCCCGTTGCCCGAACCGTTGGAGACATTGTCCCGTGCCAATGATGAGGAGGTGCCGTTTTGAGTTCGCGACGCAGCAAATTGCATGAGGCCGCATTGGACTACGCCGGCAGGGGATACCGAGTGTTTCCGCTCGTGCCGGGTGACAAGACTCCCGCGACCGACAACGGCCATCTCGACGCCACGTCCGATGCCTCCCAAATCGACGCCTGGTGGTCGCGGCGTCCGAATTCAAACATCGGTCTAGACACGGAAGGACTGATCGTCCTGGACATCGACGCGGGAGCGACGTGGCTGCACGACGCGCCTGAACACTGTCTGGAACTGGCCGTGGCGCCCCTGTCGCTCACCGCCAATGACGGACATCAGTACTTCTTTCGTCAGCCCGCGGGGAAGATGTATCGCTGCACGGTCGGCGCCCTGGCCGTGAAAGTCGACACGCGCGCGGGCGGCGGCTATGTGGTGGCGCCACCTTCGGTCCTCACAGGACAGAAGCCTTACCGATGGAGTGAGGCAGGGCTGGAAGAACCAGAGCAGTTGCCGTTGCCGCCGGACTGGCTCGTGGCGCTGCTGGACGCCGCCGAGTCTCCGTCCGAGGTCAGTAGCGTTGTGGCCAATGTCATTCCGGAAGGGCAGCGGAATGAAACGCTGACGCGACTGGCGGGAACCATGCGGCGCGTCGGCATGTCGCAGGAAGAGATTTCCGCGGCGCTGTTGCAGGCCAATTCCGATCGCTGCCATCCGCCATTGCACGACAAGGAAGTCGTGCGCATCGCCGCCAGCGTCGCTCGCTATGAACCCGATCAGATCTCGGTGGCCATCACCGAGAACCACTGGGCGCAACTGTTCGCCGAGGAATCGCCGCCGGAGAATGATCACGATCCGGGCCCGATTCCCGAAGAGCTGCTGCGCGTGCCGGGATTCATCGCGGAACTGATGGACCACTGCCTGGCCACAGCACCGTATCCGAATGTGGCGCTCGCCTTCGGTGGCGCACTGGTGATGCTGGGCTTCCTGTCCGCGCGCCGCGTGCGCGATCCCGGCGACAATCGCACCAATCTGTACCTGTTGGCCCTGGCCCATTCCTCCGCCGGCAAGGACTGGCCGCGCAAGCTCAATCGCGAGATCGCGCATCAGGTCGGCTTGGCCGATGGCATGGGAGAGCGCTTTGCGTCCGGCGAAGGCATTCAGGACGCACTGCTGCGCAGCCCGGCCATGCTGTTTCAGACCGACGAGATTGACGGGCTGCTGCAGTCCATCAACAAATCCAAGGACGGGCGGTACGAGAACATCATGGGGACGTTGCTGACGCTCTATTCGAGTGCCAACACCGTGTTTCCGATGCGGCGCAAGGCTGGTGAAGAAGCGCCCTCCGCCATCGACCAGCCCTGCCTGTCCATCTTCGGCACCGCGATTCCGAATCATTACTACGCGGCACTGTCCGAGCGCATGCTCACCAACGGGCTATTCGCGCGCATGATCATTCTGGAAAGCTCAAAGCGCGGCAAAGGCCAGGAGCCCAGGATCTCGCCGATCCCGGAACGATTGCTGGAGACTGCCAGTTGGTGGGCCAATTATTTTCCCGGCGCCGGTAATCTGCGCAGTACGCATCCCGTACCGCAGATCGTGCCGCAATCGCAGGCAGCCAAAGCCATTCTGGTGGAGGCACGCGAGTCAGCCGAGGCCGAATACGAACGCTGCGAAGCAGGCGACGATGCCGTAGGAACGACGGTGTGGGGCCGTGTCAGCGAGCAGGCCCGCAAGCTGGCGTTGCTGTACGCGGTAAGCGAACGCCATCAGGACCCCGAAATCGGACGTCAGGCGGCCTCCTGGGCCGTCGAGCTGGTAATGCATCAGACGCGGCGGATGCTCTACATGGCAGGGACTCGTACGTCCGATGGCGAGTTCGATCAGCGCTGCCGCCAGGTGCTCGATGCATTGACCACCTGGCGCGCCACGCGAGGTGACGCGTGGATGACCTATCGCGATCTCACCAGGCAATTCCGCTGGGGTCGCCGGGTCCATGATGAGATTCGCGCGACGCTCTTGGATGAGGAACGCATTGACACGGATTACTTGCCAACCACCGGTCGGCCGAAGCTCGTGTATCGTCTCCGCGCAACAACGAAGAGGGAGCCGTCATGAAGGATGACTTTTGGCCACGATGGACCTTTTGGCCATTGCGCGTAAGGGGCGCGAGGTCGCCCAGAAGGGGCTTTTGGCCCTGGCCAAAAGGGTCCGCGCTTGGCCAAAAGGGTCAGGCTTCCGGCCGTGGCCAAAAGGTCCCAGGTGTCGTCGTAAGTCCTTACGCCACAACTTATTTACTTACTTACTTTTGGCCAAGGGTCGCGCAAAACATAGGGAAACAGCACTTATTAATAGAGAGAGAATTACTTTTGTCCTTTTGGCCACCCCCCCTCGCAACTCGCTCTTCGAGACCCCGCGGGTGTGCCTGCGTGAGGGAGGTATGGCCAAAAGGCCAAAAGGGTCAAAAGGTCTGTTTTGTCACTTTTCTGTTACTTCAATCGGAGGTTCATCATGCCACGTTGTGATCAATGTCGTTTCTTCTTTGCCTACCCACCAGCGGAACACCCCGACGTGGTGAGCATCTCGTCGACAGGGATTCGCGGAGGCGGTGAATGCCGTCGTCGGCCTCCCAACCGCGAAGGCCGTGAGGAAATGGCTGCCTATCCGGTCGTGTACCGGGACGGCTGGTGCGGCGAATTCCAGCCCCTCGAGGACCGGGGGGATGGTTAGGTACTTTTTGGCCATCTGTTCAGGTGCCCCCGGGCGAAAACCCCGCAATGGAAAGCACAGTTTGTTTTGCTTGTCCGGATTTTTTTTGTAACCCAGGAATAACAACATGGCAGGAAGCACGACACGAGAGCGGAAGTCCGAGCGGATCCATGGCGTCTTACGAACCTATGGCCATTGCATGAGTGATCGGCAGATCGCTGAGATGCTACAGGTCAGCAATCGGACGGTGTCGACGCAGCGGAATCAGCTGGAAGAAGAAGGACGCATTCTCCCTCGTCCCAAAAGTACACAGTCCGCCGAGGCTTGCTTGTGCGAGGTGTGTACTTCCGCCATCGAACCCGCCCCGCTCAACGATCAGCTTTACGATCCGGTCGACGAATCCGAACCGTCGTTCCTCGCGCTCGTGGAGAATATCCAGGAGCACGGCATCCTGGAGCCGCTGGTCGTGGCGGCTGACGGATACATCCTCTCCGGACATCGTCGCTACGCTGCTGCCGTTCATTTGGGCCTGCCTCGCGTTCCCGTGCGTGTTCGATACGACGTCGCGCTACGTGGCGATCGGGATCGTTTCCTGCAGCTCCTGGCCAGCTATAACCGCCAGCGCGTGAAAACGACCACGGAACAGACGCGCGAAGAAGTCGTGCTGATGTCGGACGCCTCCTACGCCGGGGTGCGAATGTTCCGGCGAGAATCAGCGGCCGTCCCCGGCGACGGAATCGTGGTCCTGCCGGCCCGGAAACGCCGTTCGGCTATCCGGGAAAAGATCGGCTTGCGGGATGCCATCATCGCCGTGGTCGAGGCGGAGCGCCCGAACTGGCCGTTGAGCGATCGTGCCGTGCATTACCGCTTGCTGAATATTCCCGGCCTGTTCCGCAACGACGTGTCTCAGACGCCGTACGAGAACAACGAAGCCTGTTACAACGACGTCACGAACATGATCACGCGGATGCGGCTCGATGGCTCCATCCCGTTCGAAGCAATCGCTGACGAGACGCGACCGGTCGTGTTATGGGAGACGCATCGATCAGTTGGAGACTTCGTACGCCAGCAGTGCGAACGGTTCCTGGGCGGCTACTACCGCGACCTCCAGCAGAGCCAACCCAATTGGGTCGAGCTCTTGGTCGAGAAGAACACCGTCGCCTCGCAATTGAGGCGCGTGGCGGCGAAGTACACGCTACCGATGACCAGCGGACGCGGCTATTCTTCTCTGCCGCCGCGCAAGGCGATGGTCGATCGCTTTGGAAGAAGCGGCCGCGAGAAGCTCATCGTCATCGTGGTCAGCGACTTCGATCCCGAAGGTGAAGACATTCCCAGCAGCTTTGGCGCCTCGCTCCGTGATGACTTCCACGTTCCCGAAAATCGCCTCTGCATCGTCAAGGCGGCGCTCACGTACGAGCAGGTGCAATCGATGGACCTGCACGAAGGTCAGTTCTCAAAGGAATCATCGTCACGCTACGCACACTTCCTGGAGCGGTACGGTGACCGCGCGTGGGAACTTGAGTCTCTAACTTCCGACCAACTCCGCGAGATCGTGGAGGCCAGCATTCGCACGTACATCGACCTGGAAGCGTTTGAACACGAAGTCGAACGCGAGCAGGAAGAGCAATACGAACTGGAAGCCAAACGCACTCAGCTCAGACAGATCTTACTTTCCGACATTCAGTGACCCAGTAGGAGACCCCTCGCAATGAAGCCCCCCAACGTACTCGACCGCCTCCTTTCCGCCTTCCTGCGCTTCAACACACGGTATGACGGACTAGGTGCGCTGCTGATTCTGTTTTTGTCGTATGTGTTACTTATCGTTCTATTGAACATTTAGAAACGGAGTTCCTGGAAATGGAAATCGAACAACGCAAACTATCTGACATCAAACCGTACGACCAGAACCCACGCCAGAACGACGACGCTGTGGACGCAGTGGCCCGCTCGCTACAGGAGTTCGGCGTTCGCCAGCCTTTGGTTGTCGACGAAGAGGGCGTGATTGTGGTGGGACACACGCGATACAAGGCCGCCGTGAAACTCGGCTTGGAAACGGTACCCGTCCACGTCGCCCGAGGCCTGACGCCCGCACAGGTGAGAGCCTACAGAATCGCTGACAACAAGACCAGCGACCTCGCCACGTGGGATTATCAGTTGTTGCCTTTGGAGCTTTCCGAATTGCAGCTCCTGGACTTCGACATGGATCTCCTCGGATTCTCTACCGACGAACTGGCGTTGCTACTCGACCCAGGCCTCAAAGACGGTCTGACCGATCCGGATGACGTCCCAGAGCCGCCCGATGAACCGGTAACACAACCGGGCGACTTGTGGATCCTCGGCGAGCACCGATTGCTCTGTGGCGATAGCAGTAGCCCCGAGGACCTCGATCGCTTGCTCGATGGCGCCCCGATTCATTTAGTGAACACTGATCCACCATACAACGTCAAGGTGGAGCCGCGTTCGAACAACGCCATCGCCTCGGGCAATAGCAGCTTCAGCAACAAGCACCATCAGAAATTTGATCTGGAGCGTCACCCCGAAAAAGGCAAAGCCACAACCACGAAGATGCGTGCCAAAGATCGGCCACTGAAAAACGACTTCGTGTCGGACCAGGAGTTCGATCGCTTGTTGCTCGCTTGGTTTGGCAATATGTCCCGCGTGTTGTTGCCGGGCCGTTCCGTTTACTGCTGGGGCGGATACGCAAACATCGCAAATTACCCGCCAGCTTTCAAGGCGTGCGGATTGTACTTCTCGCAGACCATCATCTGGGACAAACAGCATCCCGTTTTGACTCGCAAAGACTTCATGGGCGCGCACGAGTGGTGCTTCTACTGCTGGAAAGAAGGGGCCGCACATCGCTTCTACGGCCCCAAGAACGTCACCGATCTATGGCATGTCAAAAAGATCCCACCACAACAGCTCGAGCATCTAACGGGCAAACCGGCGGAGCTGGCGGTGCGTGCGATACAGTATTCCACTGTGAAAGGTGAGAACGTCCTCGACCTCTTTGGTGGCAGCGGCTCAACCTTGATCGGCGCTGAACAAACCGGACGCCGCGCTTACTTGATGGAAATCGACGCTCCCTATTGTGACGTCATAGCGGATAGGTTCCAGCGCTTTACGGGAACGTGTGCCATTCTCGAGCGCACGGGCGAGTCGCCCATCCCGATGAAAGCGCGAGAGGAGAATATGCGATGAAGCCGCCCCTACCGGGTAGGGGGGATGCTTTTCCGGCTGTTGCCGCCGGAAATTGCAAACGCCAAGCCGTGCACTTTTCCGCAAAATTAGATATTTCAAAGGAGCCTCACATGCGAGGCCGAAAACCACTTCCCACGTCCATTCACGAGCTTCACGGCTCATTTCAGAAGGATCCGCAGCGCCGTCGCGACAAGGAGCCCGAGCCGATTGAGGGGGTTCCGGAATGCCCTGAATATCTAACGGGCCATGCACGAGAGGAGTGGGGAAGGATTGTTTCGATCCTCGCCGGCATGCGTCTCGCGAATAAATCCGACGTCGCGGCCTTGGAGCTCTACTGCCGGGCCTACGGCGATTGGCGGGACGCCTGCGAGAAAGTCGCCAAGCTCGGACAAGTTTTATTCACGAAAAAGAACGGCGAGCCCGTCGTGCGGCGCAATCCGTTTGACATCGTGCGAGAGAAGAACGCGGCCTTGTGCCTAAAGCTCTTGACGGAGTTCGGACTCACGCCGTCGAGTCGAACGCGATGCCAGGTGCAGGGCGAGGATGGGCCGGATCCGTTCGCCGAGTTCTTGCGGCGGCGGGAGGAGAGGAATTGAGGGGGAGTGCCACGTATACCAACCACTGCCTTTGCATATTCGTGATATCGCAGATCGACCTGTGGTACAATCTGATCAACACGGCACGGGGGCCCGGAGCTTTGCTGGGAGTACGTAGCTCGAAATCACAGGGCTAGGAAACAGGAATGACACGATGACCACGAGTGACATTGTAGTGATGACTTTTCTTTTACTGCCTCTGACGGCATACGGCGGTGAAATCGCTGATCTTCACCGTGAAACAACAAATCGGGACATCACATTACAACAATTAAAGGCAAGCCGCGGCTACAAGCAGATCGAAAGTGACTCTCATGGGATAACGGAATTTGGGATAGAACGAACAGAATGTTTTGGCAGATGCCCGCAGTTCACTTTGCGACTATTTGCTGACGGTCGCGTTGAGTATTACGGCGTAAGAAATGTTGAGCATGTTGGCAAGTGGACGGGGCGCCTACCGTCGCATTACTTCAGAAAAGTTGCCCATTACGTTGCGGAAATGCAATTCACAGAACTTTCCGATACGTACCACTCGTTAGTCACCGATAGTCCGACGGTCTATACTACCGTGGTGATTGATGGCGTCCGAAAAACGATATCGAACGAAGGCCTTGCGGGCCCGCCAAAGTTGTGGGCTCTTGAAGAGCTGATCGAACTTGGCTGGCGCAACACATTGGACAAGAAACAACTCGACACCAAGTCGAACGATTCGGAAGTAGGCGGGAACGCGCCCCGAAGACCACCGCAGTAAAACGTTACCGACCCACGCGGACCCGAAAATAGTCATTGCATCCACTACATCCCTTCCATTTGCCTCCGCTCGTGCCGTCTATTACAATCGGGGAGTGGCGCGTACACGGAAAGGTCATTCAAGTCGTGCCGTGCTACCCGAATCGGTATTATCATGCGCAGCTGGGGAGAGATCTGATCGGGTACGAAGGTGGTGCATACAATTTGTACGAGTATGTGAAAAGCAGGCCGTCGGCCGGTGTCGATACGACAGGATTAATCGCTTGTTTGGCACTAAATCTTGTGCGCCCCCGAAGATGTTAGCTCAAATTTGACGAAGCGAATAAATGCGTCTTCGCTGGGGTATACACTTATCGAACTCGGCACATTAACTGGTATTGGCCATGTGGACACTTCTTCTATTACCGCACACATCGATCGCATTCACTATACACGTATACTAGCACGGAGGTTGTTCCGGGAGTGTTTGGCTGGGTTGCCTTCCCGTTCCCAGATATGAAGCCAGACGATGAATGGGCCGATAAACAGGATAACGCAGATGGTGAAAGGGACGAGTGATGCACTTTAAACGAATACTGCCGCGTTCCATGTGGCAACTCCTGCTTGTCGTGTCAATTGCAGGCATCGGGGCTGCCGGGATAGCGCATCTCAATCGCCGGCATGCTGTACTCCAATCACTTAAATTTGCCTCACCCAATATCGCCTACCCTTTCCCATTGTGGCGCATGCCAAGTATTGCCGAAATAAGTGGCCCCCATATCACCAAAGAAAAAGTCTCGGCGGTGGCACGGATCCACACCGTTGATCATTTCGCGTTCAATAGTGGTGTGATTGACGATGAAGAAGTCCTAGAGTCGATTATCGAATTAGGCGACAGAGTCAAGTACTTAACCTTCCGCAATGTTGAATTGTCCGACACCGCCGCGATTGGACTATCTCGATTGAGTGGCGTCCGTCGAATTGCATTCGCAAAATGCAATCTCAATAGTCATATTTTCGAGCAGCTGGCGAAGTGCAAGAGCCTGGAGCACATTATCGTGCAAGGTGGCCCCGTCTCCTCCCAAATCGTTGACGAGTTGAGCGAGTGCCGGCATTTGAAATACTTCGTAACGGTGAACGTTCCATTAGATGCGGGCACACAAATCGCGCTTGACGCTCTTGCCAGTTCTCATCCCGAATTAACGATTGTAAACGATGACGTTGAGCGTACGGCTGTGTCGTCGGAAAACTCAGCCGAACCACTTGTTCAAAAGAAGAGCCGTAACCCCTGACAATGGCCCGCCGTGACACGCTGCCGGCGCACGGGTACCCGAGCATCGGGACTTTGGCTCTGCCTTCCCCTTCCATTTGCCTCCGCTAGTGCCGTGAATTACAATCGGGGCGACAGTACACCGACCGGTGACTCGATATCGAGTCAAATTGCTAACGGGATGGGTAATGTCGTGTGAAGCGAGGTGAAGTAACAGGCTGCACTGTGAATTCGATATCGACATAATTCGAAAACGAGATCCGCTTCGATCACTCGATTCCGGGACCTATGCAGAGACATGAGGCTTGATTATGCGATTGCAATATTTTCGTCATCCGCTCTTGCGCGGCTTGATAGGGCTCCTTTGCGTGTGTTTCTGTCATATCCACTGCTCATGTGACGAAATCAAATCGAATTCTGTATCGGTTCCCGGTATGACATGTGTGCTTGCGGCATCCGGAGATGGTCTCACCGTGACGTGCAAGAGCGTAACAGCCAATGAGCCTTCGTCACGAAAACTTCCATTCGAAATAAAGAAAGGCCACAGTATTACTGAGATAGTCGCGTCGAAGTTTTGCTATAGCCTCGTTTGTGCCGTTATCGAGGTCAAAGGCGACGGCGAGTACGAGTATTGGTGCATGACGTTTGATCCCGGCTTAAAAGTCAAATACGATGCCCCTATCTTCGCGCCCGATACAAAACTATCTGACATTGACTGGAACCAAGCGTATTACCGCTACGGTTCCAGTTTGCTTGACAAGTCGTCCGTAGATCTAAACATACTAGCAATTAATGGTGCTTTTCAAAATCAGGGAGTACTCATTGTGCTAGGTGAAGTTCGACATTTGCAAGGTGAGTTGCATATCGACAAGTGCCTGATATTTACTCAACATTCAGCGACTCCTCCCAACTACTCTGGCATTTTCCGTTTCGATCAAGTGAAAGTAGAACAGACGATCATGAGTTCGTTCTTGGATTCCTTGCGCGACGGGGACAATACTGACGCGCGCGAGCCATCTCACGGCACGTCGCACTGACGAAGGTTGTGGTGCAGCGGCGTTCCACGTTCAGAAGAAGAGCCGTAACCCCTGACAATGGCCCGCCGTGACACGCAGCGGCGCACGCGTTCCCGAGAATGACGATTGTGGCACGGGCTTTGCATTTAGACCATTAAGCGGAGATTCTCAACGCCGAGCGTGATAGATGCGACGCAATGATGTCCTGGCGAGTGTGTTTCGAAGCTGTACAGACGCAGTCAGATTCATTACGACGACTACATGTAGTACACGAATAAGCCCCCAGCGCGCACGCTGAGCGCCGCACGGTAAATCCGTGTGATAGAGTGCCCCACGCGTGGGGATCGAGATGTGGCAGAGTATGCACTGCAAATCACGTGGCTTCAGCCCAAGGTGGAGGGCGTTGCTGCGCTGGAACAATCGCAGCGAATTGCCCGAGAAGCTCACGCGTGATGCGTTCTCGTGCTCGACGGGGTGTCGGCGTCGGGATCTTTCGCAGGAGACTCAGATGTGGCGGCATGAGCAGCGCCCCCTGTCGCTACGGTCACGGGCATTTGTTGCGTATGGTCGGTTTGGGCTGCTTCGCGGCTTGGCGGCGTTAAAACAATTAGCGGAGCGACAGACTTGTCGCACACGGCAACGATTGAACGAGTGGTGCGCGGCGCCGCAACTACCGCACTCCCGCTCGTGCCCGCGGTACATGTCCGTTTGACACCAGGCCAAACGGTGCAGCTTTTGTCGCAGGTGGCGAGTGACTTCTGTGCCATGCGCGATGAGAAACGGATCCAGATACTTGCGCAGCAGCCGAGTCGCCGTCAATCGCTCGTAGAGCTCTTAGGAGCGAGTCTGCGCTGCCGTGCACGGCGTTGGCTCTAGCGTGCCCTGTATCGCATCCGGGCGGTTGATGGGCAAATGGGTCGTCATGCTCAGAGAACGTCGACGAGGTGAGGGCTGGTGGGTCCGATTTGGGAATTCGTCGGCGGATTGTTGAATGTTGGAGCGGTGGGGCGTATGCTGGCGGTTCGCTATTTCAACTGCTCGTAACTCAGAAGTGATCGCCATGGACCGACACAACTTGGGAGTGCTCATGATTCTCATGAGCGGATTCGTGATGGGAATGGGAGGCGGAATTGCGATGGCTTCGAATGCGGCTCTTGATGGGCACCTCCCCATAACCAGGCTATGGCCCGTTCTCTACGTTGGGCTACCGGCAGCATTAGTTGCGGTGTCTGTCGGTATGCGACTGTGCTCGAGACGCCCAAAATGATTGCCAACCCGGACAGGGATTGGTTCACGACCAAGTTGCCAAAGTGCTGAGGCCGCTAATGACAGCACGATGGATAAGTAAAATAACCATGTCGGAGTCGACTTGATGTGGCGGAAGTGCTTCTATACTGATAACGACGACTGCGTGAAAGCCTGTCGACAGGCTTTAAAAGTCGGAAAGCTTTAAGGGAATCAGGAGGTTGGGTACAAGCCCTCGAACCAGTAATGAGATTTCGATTACGTACGTTGATTGCCGCGTGGATTCCAATCTGCGTGCTATTGGCGATTGCGGGTAGGTTCGCAATTCCTTGGGTAACGACGGGTGCACGTCCGGTGTTCGGAAAAGGCGAATGGCCGACCGAGTTAGCCGCATTTGTCGCGCTGGCAGGGGTGAACGAAGTAAAGGACGTACGGGTCTACCAGATATCCGACACATACGTAGACCGGCAAACAATTTGGCGGTTTCGTGCCCGACCAGCAGTAGCTTGTGCTTTTATAGAATCATCGCAACTCACGGAAATCAACAAAAGGGACGTTCCCAGCAACTTTTGGAAAATGCCTGCTTGGTGGTGGACACCTCCGTCTAGTTCTGAAACTAAGTATTACACGT